GCTGTTCGGTGTTCGCGAAGGTGTTCGTGCCCAGGCCCAGGATCTGGAGCGGGACGCGGAACGTGAGCGCGATCTGTTCTCGGCTCATCTTCATGGTTTCGGCTAGTTGCGAGTCCACGGCGGAGGCGCCGATGGGGAACGGCTTTAGGCCGGCACCCAAGATGGGAGTGCCGCCTGCGTTCTCGCCCTTGGTCTGGGCGTTCCACACTTCCCGCGTTTCCAGGGTTTGCTCGCGGGTCAGGCGGGCTTCCGTCATCAGCACGAACGAGGGCTTCGACTCGTTTCTGAAAAACGCGATCTGCTGTTGCAGCGCCGCGTTGCCGGCCGCCCTCTCGGTGGCCGCCGCCAGCAAGGGCGTCTCCCCCTGGAGCGGGTGGTGGGGGCTGTGGAGGCGGACGTGGAGCACGTCCCGGCGCGGCGCTCCCACAGAGGAGCCGAAGCGGGGGTCTACCACCTCGTTACCTGAAAGGCGATAGAAGATGTCGCCGGAGTCGATGATCACGGCCTGACCGTTACGCATGAGGTGCAGCTCGGAAATCTCATTCCGGTCGTTCCGGATGGCCAGGGCATAAGCGTTGCCCCGCTCGTAAAGGCGCCGAGTCAGATTGAGCATGAAGTCCGACATGCTTTCGTAGTCGTTCGGCCGCCGGATGATCCGGGACAAGGCCGAGTTAGTCACCCGCTCCCTCCCGCCATCAGGGTTGAGCTTCCAGTGATCGGCAGGGCACATCGCTGCTGTTTGGGCATAAGCGCTGATGCAAGCCTCAACGACCGCGCTCGGCGCGTCCGGCTCCGCCCGGATCCCCTGCTGCCACCAGTTCCAGTAAGCGGTGGCAGGCAGGACCCCCGCCGCGGTCGAATAGGGGCCGGGGCGCACTTCGCCCTGGACCGCCTTGGCACCGAACTTCGGGAGGAGGCGAGACAGAAGGCCCATTAGGTTCGCTCCGGATGGTCCGGGGCCTTGTCCTCGGGCGCCCGGAGGAGCGCGCGGGCTTCCTCCACCGTGACCCCGGAAAGGCGAGCCATAAAGGTCGCAGCGGCCTCGTCGTCCGTATCCTCGTCCCACTCGACAAAGCCGACCACGCCCAGCGAACGCAGCTTTTCGCCGCTCACTCCCGCTGCCCGCGCCTTTTCGCTCTCCGGACCATAGATTGTCACCTTGAGCCCCAGGTGAGCGGCAATCTTTTGGGCGGCCTCAAGGAACTCGGGCGAGGTCATTTCATTCGCGGTGTTCGTCATTACCAAGTTCCTCCGGTCAAAACTGCAACGGATCCCGGAGCGCGCAACGCCCAGGTGGCCGAAAGCGAAAGGCGGAGCGCAATGCAATCGGTCTGAAAAAGGCTGCGGGTCGGCGCTGCCACAACGTTCGGGTTGGGGTCCGTCCCCGCCACCCCGATCTGAGCCGGCTGCGTCTCTTCGTGGATCACGCCTTCGGTCGAAACCTCGATGCGGGGGACCGGATCGACGGCCACCACAAAGGCGTTGAGCGCGACCGCTATGAGGGTGCCGGGCGGGATCGCGGAGGAGCCCAGGAGGGGGAAGGGCACCGCCACGTCCATCGCCTGGGCGCGGGCCGGGAACAGGGCGCTGCCGATGATGGCGATCTCGGCGCCCGCAACCGGGCTGACCGCCTCAGCCAGCTTGAGGAGGTCTGCCACCAGGGCGTCCCGTCCACCGCCGGCCGTGGCCGTGACGGTCGTAGCGGCGTTCCGGAGCCCCGCCGGGGACAGGCCCGGGACGGCGGCGGCGGCCCCGAGCAGGCTCGCGTCCAGGGCCAGGGCCATGCTGCGGGTCAGGAAGTCCCGCGTGATGGCCTCGACCGCCGGAGCTTCGATCATCTCACGGGACAAGATGATGAGCGCCGCCACCTCGCTGGCCGTCAAGGTCGGGCCGGAAACGGCCGCGCGGGTTGCCGGGATCGGTTGGCCCTCGCCTACGAAGCGCGCCGCGTCGGCCGCCGCCAAGGCCCCAGGGACGATCACGGAGGTGCCTTCGCCGAACTGGACGGCCAACCCAAGCTCGAAGAGCTTTGCAGCGGCGGACAGGGGCCCCAGGGCCGCCAGGAAGGCCGGAACGGCGTTGGAGGCCCGGACCAGCGCGGCGCCTGCGTCCGTGGTCAGGCCGGGCGCTACGGCGGCCCTAGCGACCGCCTCCACGGACGGGTCTTCGTAGAGGTCGGCGGCCACGGCCGAAAGCCGGGAGTCGCGGTTGGCCGCGTGGGTCAAGGTGACCACCGCGGCGCGGACCAACGTATCCGCGCCGGTCGGGCGGGCGCGGTTGAGGAGGGCGCGCCCGATGGCCTGCTCGGAGGCCGCGGTCGCTTGGTTCAGGAAGAGGTTCATGCCGGGGCTCCAGGGGCTACCGGCTCCCCTTGCTAGCCCCGGCCGGTTGGCCAGGAAGCGACTAGGCCAGGTCCCGACCCGGACCTGTCACAGGACCCGCCAAAGCTTCCGGCCGCGCTCGGACCCGCTCTGCGTGACGGACCCGCCGCCCGCCAGCCGGACAAGCCAGGACCGGAGGCCTAGCGTGCTCTCGACCCCTACGGCCGCCAGGGACGCCCGTAGGGGGGCGGCCGTCCCTTCAAGCGCCGCCTGCGCCTCCTGGGCCTCCATGCGCTCCCACGCCTCGGCGCAAGTGAAGGCCGCGCCCCCGGTCGCCTCGGCCAGGAGGTCCAGCGCCCGGGTCGCCGGATCCCGCGCCCTCAGCTCGGCCGTGAGGCGCGCGACCTCGCCGCGGAGCCGGACGTTCTCGGCCTGTAGGGCGTCCCGGGAAGGGCAGGGGGAGGAGGCGGCGCCCATCACTTCCACCCCCCCAGCACCGATACCGGCGCGGTATCTTCCAGCACTGGCCTCAACTCGGCCAAAAGGTGCGCCTCGACCTCGCGCCGGACCTCCGTAGGCGAGCCAACCGCCAGGAGGACGCGGCGGCTGACATAGGAGGCCCGACCCAGGCGGTCGATCCCGGCGGCGAGAAACCACGACCCCCCTGCCGGCGTGGTCCCCTTCGAGGCAAGGGCGGCACCTTCCTCGGGCCGCAAGGCCATGACGTGAGGTTCGCCGCCGTTGCGGAGGACGTGAGCGAAAGCGCGTTCGAGCGCGCGGATCGCTACGGGGTCCGCCACGGCCCGGTGGGGGCCTTTGGACCCCTGGCCGAGGTCGGAGCACGTCCGAGCGCAGACGGCCGCCACCCGGTCTGCCTGGGCCCTGAGGCGGGCGCGAGCGGCCCGGCGGTCGGCGCGGTTCATGACCCGCACCCCGCATGAATGCACGGCTCAGGGGGGCGTGCTAATCGTGCTAATGTGCTAAACCCTGACGACCCGGCCGGGAACGTCAGACGAGCGCACAATGTAGGGGTCGGTGCTAATCGTGCTAATGTGCTAAACTTGAGTGACTCTCCGGGGGGGTGCCCGTTTAGCACATTATCACGTTTAGCACGGTCCTCCCGTTTTGGATTCACACGTGAGGTGGTGAGGGCGCGGTTCATCGCGCGCCCTCCCGAACAATGGCGTAGGCCTCTTTGCGGCTCGCGCCGCGGACGGTGGCACCCTGCTCAAGAGGCACCAGCCATCCCGCCTCGACTAGGGTGCCGATGGCCCTCTTGGCGGTCGGCCGGTCCCGTAGTGCCCGAATGGGCGCGCGTTGGAGAACGTCACCGGGTAAGATCTCCGGCTCGGGCCACGTCTCGATGAGCCAACGACGCAACCGCTCCGCCTGCTCGATCTCGGGCGCCACCAAGGCGGCGTCCGCAAGCCGAGTGGCCTCACCCAAGTAGTACGCCGCCAACTCGACGGCGTCAGCCATCACGTCGGCCTCTACCTCTACCTTTCCGGTGTTGCCCCAAAGCGTGAGGACGCCCGCGATCCTTGCGGCCTGCTCGGCGCTCTTGCTGGCGTAACCCGATACATGGGCCAAGTCTCCGCCGGGCGCCTGCCGGGCTTCAACGTCGTCAGAGTACCTGGTCAATAAGTCCCGCGCCTCAGCCTTGAGGCGGAGCTTGCGCGGGTTGAGCGCACGGG